TTACTCCGTTGTGATTAATTCATTGAAGACGAGGCAGAAGTTGTGCAGAGGAAATTCAAACGGGCCGCCATCGACATCGACGTCATACTCAACATACTTGTCGTGATCGCCTGCGTTGTCTCGCAAGGTGCCGCGTGGATGATCGCCAGTCAGAGCACTGCCGTCGCCCGTCCAGACTTCGCCGTATGAGAGGCGCGGGTTCGACCCCAGAGTCTCAGACGTGGTTATTTGGACTTTGCAACCGGCAATGATGCGGACGTCGGTGATCGTCAATTCACCGCTATCATCAAAGACTCGGAACCCCTCATTCGCTGGCAATTTGGCGATCACGTCACGGTCGAATTCCAACCGTCCATTGTTCAAGCTGAATGCCGCTGTAATGACGTTGCCTGTCGCTGTAATCGAATCAGGAAACAGTGGCTTCCATTGGCGACCACGAATAACGACTTCACGATATACGCGCCCCATGAAGTGCCCCAGGGCTTTGCTCGACGTGTTTGTCAGATGTACTGCGTCAACAAACTGAAAAATGTAATAGGGGCAGGCGATATGGATCTCTTCCACATTCTCTGCCGCGTGTCGTTGCGCATCGGGAACATCCAGCGTTCTTAATGCACCACCACTGACGCGAGCGCCGTTCTGCCATGCGATACAGTGCAGCTTCACCGGCCGATTCATTTCTGTCTGCAACGTGCTTTCACGCTCCGATCGAATACCAGTCAGCGCGTCGTAGTAGTCCTGATACGCTGTCCCGGCATTCATGTCCGATCCACCGAGTGTCCATGTAAAGGCATGGATCTGATACTGCAAACCGAGTGCCTGGGCTGCCGCCTTCATTCCCCAAACCTGCTTGTAGAATCGGCCGTAATGAGCACCTCCGACGATGTATTTGTCGATTGTTGTTCCGTTTACCCCACTGTTGGAAATGCCAAATCGACAGCGAGTGTCTGCAACCCGGATTCCGTGAGCCTGATCCAGCCACTTAAAAACGCCTTGAATCAACCCTGCAGATGGGCTTTCGCCATTGTTGTTTGATGTGGCTATCTCACCACCTTCAGCCAGTGGAGCAAACGTTGTCTGTGCCTCAGTGCCGCCAGCTGGGATGAAGTAGCCATCGTTTTCTCCCTGCGCTGTCAAAACTGGCAGTGACTTATAGCCGTTCGCCTGTGATTGGCCATCGTTGATGACGTGGTACATGATGGGGTAATCGAGCAGATTCAAACCGGGCCACGACGATCCACCGTTGGTTTGTATGCCGTTCGCGGAGATGGAATGCAGCAAGCGCGGATTGTCGCCATCAGTGACCACCGCATAGCTGTAAGCATCTTTCAGACTGAAGAACCCTGTCAGCTTGCAGCCTCTTCCCGCCAGCGCCTTGTCGACCAACTCGGTCGCTGTTTGATCGTCAGCGTCGAACCGAAGTTGGCCAGCACTGTTGTATCCCAGGATGGTTTTCAACGAGCCATTAACAAGACCGATCGCAATGGGCAGTATTTTGGCATTCGCTGCTGGCAGGAATTGCTGAGTGCTCGCTCGATTTTCGATTACCGTTGTGCGGCGGTCGACAGATTTCAGCAAGCCAGTGTTGGTCGCCATGGATACAACCCACTCAGATCCATTCCACGCAAACTCGCCGTTATTTGCCAGCACGGGGTCACCCCAGACCAGTGCAATTTCACCATTCGGCGGCGCTCCAGCGTTGATCATTTCTGCAGCTGTTTCGAATGGCAAGCGACCTGCGACCAACGCCCGATATTCGTCAATGCGAGCATCGACTGCCTGTTGAACAGTGTCCATATCCACCATGGCCGTATCCTGACCATTAACAACCAACGCACGGTCGCCAGCTTTGTAGTTCCGTACCGGCACTGCGGCGGTGTCCGTTAATTCAATGTACTCAGACATTATTGATCTCCACGGGATTTGTTGAATTTCGGCTAACGGCTACCGGCTTGCCGCCGTAGTAAATGAGAGTTCCACCAACGCTCAGGTAATTCGTTTCTGTGCGGTTCGACAGAACGACTTTGTGCGCGTGAATCAAGCGACGCAGCATCTGTTCCAGGCGATTGATTGAGTCGGTTGCGCGGTTGAGTTCGGCGATGTCGATTTGCGCTGTGAAGGCCCAATCAAGACCTACAAAATCACCGCCGAATTCACCGCCGAATGTGGTTTCCTGATATTCAGTGATGGCCACGTCGAACCCCAACGCAGCGGCCATGGCGATCAGGAACTCACGAGACTGGGAACCGTATTGCTGATACTTCTGGATCAGCTCTGTGCGACGGGCTTGCAACGTTGTTGCAACGGTGTTGCCGTTGTCGGGCAACCCGTATTCAGCCTCCCATTCGTTGATTAACTGAGTGACCTGGCTTGGCAGTGACTCCGCTGCAATGTCGTCCAGCATCGCATCGACACGCGCAAATTCTTCTGCGAGGCCACCGAACAACTGAGCGATCGGCGTGTTGTCGTCACGCGGCCACGCTGCCCCGAGCGGCAGCAGCGCAAGCAGTTGTGTTTGATACGCCGCAACCGTCATACAACCACCGCTATAAATCCGAGCTGATGACTGCCGCCGGAGCTGTTGCGAATGGTGATGGTCGTGCCCGACCACGTTGCACCACAGCCGGTTTCGATGTCCCCCAGGCTGTTAAAAAACGGAACAACGCTGATCACGGTTCGGCCAAGATCGATGGTCGATTCGGAATTCGCTCCTATGGTGACCTCTCCAGTGAGCACCGTGCTCTTGTCGTTCAATGCGGTCTGCAAACCGCTAACTTCGCTGATTGAGTGGCCGTGGCCCGTGTTGCTCTTTCCATTCAGCGCTGCCTGCAGACCACTAACGTCGCTGATTGAGTGGCCGTGGCCCGTGTTGCTCTTGCTGGCAATTGCGCTGGCGATGACGTTGTTGATGGCCGTAATCAGCTGATTGACAGACTGATCGGACGGCTCCAAACCGCCTGCCGTGATGACGTTCAGCAGCTCGTCGAACACCATGTTTTGATAGGCCGCGCTGTTCTTGCTGGGCGGCACGACCGGACTGGCACTTACGTCGCCATCGGTAAATTTGCCATCGGCCAGCCGGGCTTCAGAATCAGAAGTTGGGTAATCCATAAACGTCCTTTAAACCCTTGTTAAGACGGCCATGAAACCGTGCCCAACGTGATCAATTCGTTGCTGGCACAGGTGACATCGGCAGTCAGGTTGATTGTGTGGTCGGTCTCGCCAGTGGCCAGCGAGATGGCCTCACGAATGCGAGAGAGTTTGATGGTGCCGCCCGGTGTCGCATCGCGGCGAATCATGTCGTCCAGCTCGGCTTCAACCGCTGCACGCACGGCAGTCGTGTTTGGCGTCAGGCTGGTGACCGTGATGTTCAATGGCGCGGCGGTCAGGGCACCTACAGAGAAACCACGCATGCCTGCTGGTCGCTGTGTGTTGATGTGCGCAGCGACTGTGTTGATGATCACAGTGCTCGGAATCGGCGACTCCAGATCATCTGTGGTCACACGTACCACAACCGTGCCGGGGCCGTTTTCGTTGGAGTAACACCAGGCGCGTGTCACGTCGCTGTGTGCGGCTTTGGCCCATGCTACGTAGTCACTGGAATTGCCGCCTTGGGGTGGATTTTGCTTGCGTTCTGCCAGGCGTTCACGCAGCCGGGTGATGGTTTCAATGTCGGAACCGCCTGCCAGCTCAACGACCGTAGCGACGGTATCCAGACCGGCTACAGTTTCTGTTAATGACAGCTCGACACCCGCTGACTGGTTTCCAGCCGAGCCGGTTTCAACTGCACGGATCTGCGCAGTCAATGTGCCGCTCGCCACAGTCGCATCGGCTGTAACCCGGTAGACCAGATCGCCTTTAGTCAGCAGGCTTTCTGCAGCCAGTACAGCGCCGTTATTGCCGGGAATGGTGACGGTGCCTGATGCGCGGCTGGCGGCCACTCGATAGATGCCGACTTCGTTTGCGCGTTTGACAAGGTTGGCATCGGTACAGGTATCGTCAAGCAGCTGCTTTTCCAGATGGTCCGCCTTGCGATACAGACCGTGTGCAACCCCCGCCATCGCCTGCCGGATGGGGTAATAAATGTCGCCACGGGTGCCAGCGGCTTTGCCTGTCCAGCGTTCGATGTCAGCCTGAATACGGTCGCGAATGGATGACAGTAGTTCGGACACAATCGCCATCAGTTGCCTCCTGCGCTTGTGCTTGCTGTTGTTGCTTCAAGAGTCATGCTTAATGTTTCTCCGTCCAGCAGCGTGATGTCGATTTGGTAGGCAATTCGGTCTGGTGGTTGGCGTTCTGCCGTTACTGCCAACGCACTTACGTGCCCATATTCAACAAGCCAGTCGAGTGCGGCTTGCGCTTCGTCGCGCACCTGGTTGGCCACATCGGTCGTGAGCTTTGAACGCCGATGCAGCCACAATTTGCTGCCTAAACTTTCGTCACCGTCCAGATCGATGTCACCCCAGTAACCGCGACGATCTTTGATTTCTGGCTCTTCGTCTTCAGTAGCGCGGCCGTCTGTGAACAGGCTCATAATGACTGCCGAGCGCAGGTAGGTTTCCAGCGTGTCGTCGGCTTCGATCAACTCGGCAGTTTGCGTTTCAGCGTTCCAGGTCAGGGCCAGAACTGTGGTTGTCGTCATTGGGCACCTCCCGTGGTCATGGCGCTGCCATCGTCTGTGTAGCTGTGGGCATGGCTGGCAAACTCAACACCGCCCACGGTGGCTGACGCTGCGGTCATGGCCCCGGCGAACACCGCGCCTGGTGCAGTGATTTGGCCGCCTGCTGCGATGGTCATTGATACGCTAAGAGTGTTTTGCAAGGTGGCAGCAGAGGCAACGCTGAGCGTGTTCAGCAGCGTGGTTGCGCCGGTTACTTGCAGCGAGCCAGTGATCTCGGTTGCAGGCGCATCGATGACGGCTTTCGTGGCTGTCTTCAGCGTCGCGGTGCCGTCTTTGCCCATTTTCAGGAAGTCGCCTTGCTGGTTGTAGATGGCGGCTTCGCCTTCTTCGATCACCAGCCGATAGCGGCGATCGCCAACAAGCAAACCAACGCTGTGAGAGCCGTTGCCACCGAATGCCAACACAATGGCTTCAGCGCCCTGCGGGGCATGAGAGGTAAAACCGAACGGCTCCAGATGCTCAACGTCAGACAGGGCTTGTCCGCCCGGTACCTGAACCTGCAGGATGCGGATCTTGCCGTTGTATTTGGTCAGTAACACTTGGCTGCGCTGCAGCAACACCCGCAAGCGGCGAGACAAAGGCGCAGTGAACGCCTGCAGCGCTCGGATCAGCTCGGCGCGTTTCATAGCCAGCCCCCTGTACTTTCTGGTTGAGCCAGTAAGTCGAATGCCTCAGATGGCATCACCGTCAGTTCGGTGGTGCGGCCGCTGCGGCTATCCATCAGCAGGCGCGCTTCGGTGATCAGGCGCGTGGCGTTGCTCATGTGGTTGCGGCTGTCGTTGATTTGCACCAGCTGATTCGGTTGCCAAATATTGCCGCCGTCGGTCTGACGCCAGCCTTGCACGGTATAAATGACCTGACGACTGCGGCCGTAGCCGATGCGTCGACGATGCTTGGCCTGTGCCTGGCAATTGGCGGCATCGGACGGGCTGTCGGAAAACAGCACGGATGGACGGTAACGAGTAGCGTCTCCGGCTTCACTGGCAAGCGGTTGTGAGGTGGCTCCGGTGTCAGAACTGAGGAACGCTGGCTGCTGACCGGTCACACTGATTTCAGAGAACAATGAACGGTGAGAACGGCTACCCTTGGCCGCCAAAATGTTAGAACCCAGCTCCAGCGCGACAGCGGCTTTGCCGGTACCGGCGCGGGTAATCAGCAGGCCGCCAGCGGCAGTGCTTACCAGCATGACGCCACGAACACGGGCCAGCTCTTCCAGAAACTCCCAGACTGGCTGACCAGCATCCAAGGCCAGATCAGTGGCTTTGAATGCCTGGTTAGCAGCGCTGCTGGCCGAGCTGTCGACGGACACGCTGATGTCGAATGGTTGGCAGACCTTCTGGGCGACACTCAGCAGGGTTTGGCCTTGCTTGACTTGCTGACCCGTCGTTGAGCAGTCAGCAAGATCCCCCAGCTTGGAGCGGCCGCGAACCGTGACAGAGCTGCTGCGGTGGTCGTAAGCAACGTCTACGTCGTCGACATAGCCGGTCGTGACCAGGTCATCGTCGACAAACACTTCCACGGCCATGCCGTCTTCAATGGCAAAAATGCCAGCGGCGGCGTCCAAATCCGGTGCGGCTTCCACTTCAAACTGATGCGGCCCCATTTCCAAACCACGAGAAACCGCAACGCGCTTCCAGCCGGTGTATAACTTGCCATCAATGTTCAGAATCAACTCATTCACAACAACACCTCCAGCTCGGTACCGGCCGGTACAAAATTCGGGTTTTCGATGCCGTTGCGGTCGGTCAGCTCGTCCACGCGGCTGGCGTCACCGTATTGCATGTGAGCCACAACCAGAGCAGGCAGAGAGGTTTTGAGCGTGATGTCTTGAGCACTTAACAGCCCTGGTTCCAGAGCGGTGATGTGCCGTTGCAGCGCGGTTGCCAGCGCGTTGATGGCGTCGTATTGCTCACTGCTCAGGTCGTCGGCTTCAAGCTGCTCGTCCAATTGCTCCAGCAGTGCATCGCGGATCTCGCGGGCCTGCTGCAGAGAGTCAAACTCGGATGCGTCCGAATCAGCAATGCGAGCAACAAAGGCGATCACCACCACTGCGGTGAACGCGCTGCCGATTGCCTCTTGATTGTCGGCCATACGAGCACGGGTATCGGTTGCCGTGCCATTGGCGGCGGTGCGGGATACCGGACGGGTAATGCCGAAGGCGGCCTGCAAATTGTTGTATGCGCTGAACGCATTGCTGATTTCGTTGAATGCGCCGATCACAGACGTAACCACAGCCCCGACGTTGTTGATCAGGTTTAGTGGCTGGGCGATCAGGTCTGTGACTTCGTCTGTCAGCGCGTTGATGTCGTTTGCGATGTCGGTGATTTGATTTAGCTCGGCCTCGATCGCGCCATTAATTGAATTCAGAGCTGTGAATGCGTCTTCCAGCATGTTGGTTGCCGATTCGGTGACGAACTCTGGTTGGCTATCCAGGCTGAACGATTCAGCGAAGGTCTGTGCATTCAGCGCCTCGGCTGCGGTGGCTGCTGCTGTCAGATCGGCTGCGGTTGACGCAGCTGCAGGTGCCGGGCGTTTGCCTGCCAACACGTAGCTGATGGAGAACTGGCAGTAGCCACCCTGACGGCTGCTGATCGTCCAGTCATAGGACTGAACTTGAATCATCTGAGTGCCTGTGTATGGATGCACCAACTTGCCTGCACCGGGCTTGTCCAGGGCTTCGATCAATTGGTCTCTGGCAGCATCGTAGTCGTCGCCAACAAGAAACACAGTCAGGCGTTCGGAGCCTGCGGTTTTGCCCATGTCTTCCGAATAATGCTGTTCCTGCATTGGGAATTCATGCACGACCACATTGCGGCCGCCTTGGCCGGATGCAGATTGAGTGTGGAATTCAACGCCACGGAATGAACCGGACTGTAAACGATCACGCCACGTCATCGGTCACCTCACATCATGCTCATGGATGCGCCGGAGACATCAAAATCAATGCCTCTGGACTCCACGTGTTTGACGTGAGTGCCGTCATCACTCACTTCGATTTTCAGGCTGGCCTGTGCTTGCTCACGCTGTTCTTTCAACTGACGACGCTCACTTTCCAGCGCTGCTTTTGCGGTGTCGTTGCCAAACAGTGCCAACACATTCGCAACACTGCGGCCGATCGCGTTGCCGACTTCTGTGCCGTCGATTAAGTGGTCATTGATCAGCGTGCCAACGCCATAACCGCCAGCGGCAGCAGCGGCGATACCACCGGCCCACAACGCAGCGGTACCCAGTGTGCCTAGACCGGCAGCGGCACCACCTGCAGCCCCGCCTGATAACACAGGCGCTGGCAAACCCAGCGGCCCGGAACCGGGCAAGCGCGGCACGGTTTTACCAGGCAAACGACCAGCACCTTGTGAGCCGCGTGGAATCCACTCTCCAGCAATGCCGCCAGTGCCTGGCAGGCCGCCTTTGGTGCGGTTGATGTTGATGTCTGGACCACCGCCGAAGCTGGACGGCATATTGACGACGTAAACCGGCTGCACGCCTGTTGCGGCCTCCAACGCCATGCCAGTGGCAACGCCAGCCCCCAAACCGCCAGCCTTGCCCAGCACTCCGCGCAGGGCTTTGGGGCCATAGCGGTAAGCTGCGCCCCCGGCGGCCAGTAAGCCGCCAGCGCCCAGCAGCAGGTCGTTACCATCCAGACCAAGGCCGCCTTGTTCACGGCTGTCTAACAAGTTACGGGTCAGGTCGTTGAATGCGCCGGTCAACGGCTGCACAAAGCTATCGACAGACTCCCTTAAAGCCCCTTTTAAACGGCTGGATTGGTCGATGGCGTTGTTGAGCGCGGCATCCAATTCGCGGGCGATGGTGCCGTTGGCGGCAAGGATTTCGCGAGTGGTGGCACGGGCTTCGTCGATTTTGCCGGACTGCAGCAAGGCACGGATGCCGCGCTGGGTGTCCAGATCGGTTTCGCCAAAGGCAAATGAGACCAGCGCATCACGCTGTTGGTCGGTTTGTTGGCGTTGGTAGATGGCGCTAATGTCACCCAGCACGCTGAATGGATCACGGCGCTGGCCGTCTTCGCCATAGAAATTGATGCCCAGACCGGACTGCACGTTTTGCAGATACTTCTGGTTGGTGAATATGCGCAGGGTGGAATCGGCCAACGTGGCCAGCCGTTCAGGCTGACGCTCAATCAGCGACAGCTGCTCAATGAAGCCGAGAGACTGCTCAAACCCAAGCCCAGCGGTTTGGGCGTTGCCGCCAACGCGGGCAAAGATGCTGGCAAGGTCTTCCAGCTCGGCATTACCAGCACGTCCTGCCACGGTCATTTTGTCGAGCAGGTCGGTAGCCACTTCGACCCGCGCCAGATCGTAGCCAAAAATCTCCGAACTGACCGACAGCGCACCGGCCAGAATTTCTGGCTGAGCACCGGTCACGGCACTGGCTGGGGCAATGGCCTGCGTTGCACCACGGGCCTCGTTGAAACCAAGGCCAGCCGCCAGCAGTGCGCCAGAGGCATTGCGACTTTCATCCACCACCACGCCATACTGCCGTTGCAGCGCAAACAGCTCTTTGCGCAGCTCGGCGGTTTTTCCGGTTGTGACTCCGGCGGTCAGACCGATCTGAGTCAGTTGCTTGTCGAGGTTGGCGGATTGGCTGGCAGCATGCACGGCCGCAAAACCACCGGCCAACCCCAAGAGCTCGCCTTTCAGGCGGCCAAAGCCCTGGCCAGTGAGCTGCTGGAAGTCCTGTTTCAAGCCACGGATCTGGCGACTGCTGCTGTTGGTGAACTGATCCACCTGACGAGCAGACGAACGCAGTCCCGCAGTGAACTGCGAGTTGCGCAAGCTGAGTACCAGGCTAGTCGTCAGATCGGTCACGAGTCAGCAACTCCAGATAATGATTGAATTCGTAAACAGGAAGAGCGCGGATTTCAGCCCGGCTCCATTTGAAATGCAGTGCGATCAGCGCGATGGCGTCTAGCTGTTTGCGCTGTCGCTCTCGGCGTTTGGGTCGTCATCTTCCGTGTTGAGCTGAGCCTGAGCAGCGCGCAGGATTTTCCAGTCGCGTGGACTGAGGGAGCGCACCTGGCTAATGCTGAACGGCCCGGTGCATTCGCCAATGCGCTTCAACTGGCGAGCCATCAAGGAACCGTGGAACGCCAGTTGGTTTTCGACGCCACCGGATTCGATTTCAGCGTCGAACAGTTCGCCAGCGGTTTGGAGTGGCCGCATCTCGAAGTCGTACTGACGCTTTTCTCGAAACAGCAAGCCGTCTTTCAATTTGCCTTTATGGTTCATGTTGACTCCTTAAACAGGTTCAGCCGGAGCGCCCTGCATTTGCACGGTGATTTCACCGGATTGCAGTTCGCTTGGGGTGGTTGTAAATGCACCGTTGATGATCCATGCCTGGCCGTTATCGTCCTGGACGTTCACGTTCACGCCGGACAGGTCGCGCAGTGCTTCCAGATAGCCGGGCAAGTTCGGCGCTCGGAAGTTGAGCTGCGAGGCTGCGGTGGCCTCGCTGTAGTGAACGCTGCCGGTGTCGGTCGTGATCGGGTCGCGGTTGACGCCACCGGGATTGAAACGACCGCTGTTTTCGATGGACTCCACTCGGCCTACGCCGGGGACATCCAGAATGATTTTGCGTGCTACTTTTGCCATGTGCTCGGCTCCTTACACGATGAATTGGGTTTTGCCGGCACCAACACGGAATTGGTTGACCAGGTTCGGGGTGTCGCGCCAATCCAGTCGGTTTGCGTCATCTGCATTGCGCTCAACAATCAGGTTCGCCTTGTACGTGTCGTAGTCTTCAACCCAGCCCTTGGTTTCCAGCTCCCGGTACAGCGCCAAAAACTGACCTTTAATAATCACAGGGGTCACGATCGCTTGGCCTGCGCCGTACTGAGTGCCATCACTGGCCAGCTTGTGGCGTGGATACATTTGCGCAATCAGGGAACGTTGTTCGTAGCGGAATCGCTCCAGCGTTTCTGGCGTGTTGATGTCCAAATAGCTGGCGTCTGGCATTCCGGCCTGATTGGTCTGGTAGGTGGTAATCAGGCGTTCGATTCGGCAGGTGCCGTCGCTGCGATCTACTGTGAAGGTGCTGATGCCATCAAACAGCAGCACGTTGCGCTCACTTTGAATCCAACGCGCTTCACGCACCGGAGCTTTCATGCCCTTCAGCTCCAGCGTCTGGCATGGGCGAGTCGGGTCGATCGACAAGCTGGCGGCAGCGGTGGCCATCAGGATGGACGCAACCAGATAGGTCGGTGTTGGGCTATCGTTGGTCGCCATGATCACAACGTGAGGGTTGTTGCGGGTGTTGCCGAAGGTGCCAGCTGCAGACAAAGTGCCCGCATAAGCAGCAAAGGCGCGGCAGCCTTGCTGACGCATCGGGCCAAAACGGCTATCCATTTCTTCGTCAACGGCCAGCAGGTTGGCGGTGTCGGTATAGGGCGTGCAACACCAGTTAAACCATTCGTCACCCATCGCATCGAGCGCGGCCGTCACATCCGGATTGCCACTGCCGCTGCTCAAGTTGGAGCAAGTAACAGACAGGCCAGCGGGTTCTTCTTCGTCGTAGTAACTGGTGCGCAGGTCGAAGCCGTTCATGAATTCGCCTTTGTGGCGAGCCTTCACCGTCACCGTGTTGGTGGACACGGTGGCCGTGACGGGCAGGTCCAGCGAGCTGTTAATTGCAGCCGCAATACTGGCAGCAATGGCAGCAGCGTCGTCGGTGGATGCAATACCAACAGCAACGCGCACACCGCCCAGGTAAACGTACAAAGTGCCGGCTTCGGTGGCTGCGCTATCAACCACCATGGTGCCCGTTGCCGCTGTGCCTGCTTCGAGGTCGTCCAGCGCGACAGCCCACATTTCCACGGTAGTGCTGGCATTGAGAGCCGCTGCGACCATGCCGTGCAACATGGAGCCACGCCCAAACAGCATGGCGGCACGTGATGGATCAGTAACCAACACGGGTACGCCAGCCGATTGGGTGCCATTGGACAAGCGCTGACCGATCACCAGCATCTTGAATTCAGTGCTGGTTGCACCCGCCAGCTCTGTGTTGAATTCCACATAGCTGCCCGGCGTGCGCAAGGCGGACGGAATGCTGTCGAAACTGATAGTCATTTGGCGGCTCCTTTCTTGTCGGCTGCGGTGTCAGATATCAACACCAGATCGCCGTCTTTTACGCGGCGGCGGTAGTAGGTTGTGGCGGGTACGGCCTGACCAGCGGCAGCAATAAGGCTGCCGGATTCCGTGCGGACCTGCTTACCCTGCGCTGGCTTTACGTTCATGGTCTTCATGCGCTTGCTCCTGGCAGTGTTTGTTTGGTGGTGATTGCAGCGCCATCGGTGGTGGCAGACTCACCAGCAGCGGTTAAAAAGTCGTTGAGCTCTTCCCAGAGCACGCCATCGTCCAGCTGAAATTCCTGCGTCCAGGTGACGGCCCAGATCATTACCCCTTGGCCTGCCGTAGCACTGCCAAACAAATTCTGGCTGCTGACGCGTTCTGGATCTGAGCGTGCGTGTTCCAGCCCCCAGCTCTGTTCTGACAACAAAACATTCACCCCCTGAACAAGATTCAAAGCGGTGGTGCTGCGGTCAGCCTTGGGAGCATCTTTGGTAACAACAAACACCCCCCAACGAATGGGAGCGAATGGCGTACCACTCAGCACAGGCTGACCCAGCCCAAGGCAAGCGACGTACAACGCGGGGCAGCGACCTGCAACGCGCTTGAGTTCGTTGGCGTCGAAGCGGCCTTCATGGGCTTCGCAGGTTTTCAACTGAGGCAGCTTGCTGTTAAAGGTGGCCACCATGGCAGTTTGGATTTCAGCCAATGTCATCGGGCTAACTCCTTCACCTGGTCGGCCAGAAAGTCTTCCATCAGGTCGGCCACGTCTTGTTCGTCGTCTTGGCTCAACCCCAAAAATGGGCGAGCGGGAATGGCGGCTGGTCCGGGTGCCATATCCGGTGTGCCACCCAGTTGATGGATGGCGGCGTAAATCAGATTACTGCCCACCGAGACCTGGTCGCCTTCGATCAGGTACTGGATGGAGTCGTCCAGGTGGCCTTCGCCCATCAGCAGGCTGTTGCCACCGTGGCGGGTGTTGCGGTAGCCATCTGACCAGCCATCCCATGGGGTGCCATCGGGGCCGGTCTTTTCGTCGCGAATGCGGCGGTGCGTTTGGCTTTCGACCAGCGCCCCGATGCCTTCCAGCAGGTCGGCCTGATCCTGTTCGTTGAGCTTGGCCAACGCTTCCGGTCGCGCCCCCAGCCGGTTAAGTTCGGCGGTTGAAAACTGCAGGTCGATACTCACAGCAGGCGGCCCCGTTTGAAGTTGCGCTTGCCACCGCTGATGAACACGGCACCGCTGCTGCTGGCCGGTGCCTGTTCCAACCCCAGCGAGGCTGCGCCAGTGGCCAGCCGCTTCAGCAAGCTGACGGCATCGTCGTAGCGTTGGCGGCGCTCTTCAGTGGCCATGTCGGCATCGGCGGCCAGTCGGTAAACCGCGACATCCACACACAAGCGAGTCAGGACGGCGGGCACCTGCGGCAGTGGTAGCTGGTACTTGGCCGCCAGATAGGTGTCGATTTCGGCACTGGCGTCTTGCAGTGCTTGGTCAACCACGTTGGCATCTGGCGCGTCGTCCTGGTCCCGATCCGTCAACAGCAGCAGCTGATCTTGCGAGTAGCGAGCGCTGATGTCGGACTGTGCGGCGTAGATGGCCATGGTTATTCAGCCTTTGGCTCGGCTGACTCTGCCGCAGGCTTGGCGGCGGCCGTGGCTGTGGTTGCGGCTTCGGTTTCCACCACACGCAGCAGAGGCTCTGCTTTTAACGCGGCGATCTGCTCGTCGGTCAGGTCGTCCACTGGCAGTTGCACCGGCTGTTCGCTGAAGCCGTAACCCGCGCGGCGGAAGGACTTCACGCCTTTGGTGGTGCTGATTTCCAGCAGCTTGGTTTTTTTGGTCGCCATGATGTTCTCCGGTTATCAATCAATCGCGAATGAATTCGCTCCCACTGCTTATGCAGGGGAGCGAGTGGATCAGTTGCCCTTGGCCGCCAGCTGCCAGAAGCCGTAGCCACCCTGACCGCGCGCTTCACAACCAAACAGAAACTCGCCCAGGCTGAAGACGTGGTCGCTGGTGATGTCGGTCAAGGCCATCATTTGTGGCTTTTCACGATCCTGGAAAATGAACGGCAGGATCGGCTTGGTGGTGTCCAGCAAATACCAGTCGGTATCGTTGGCAATGCGCGCATCCACAACTACGGTCGCGGTGCCCTTGTACGGGTTCGGCTTACCGTCTTCGAGACGATCGGCAGTCATCAGCGTGTTGGCGGTGTCTTCCAAAGCTGGACCTACCAGCAAGATGTTCGGAGTGACATTCAGCGGACGGCCTTCGTCATCCTTGTACAGCTTCATAGCAGTACGCACGGCACCGTAGCTGGCCTTGGCTGCTGCCTGGCTGCTGATGTCGAGCGGCAGCGTGAACTTGTTGGAGACCGATTCATCGCCGACTTCGTGGTCGGTATCGAAGAAATACTGACCGTCGTGGCAGATCTGGCTGGTGCCCTGATTCACCGCTTCAAACACCAGTTCGTCCGGCCACTGCTTGGCAGAGTAGCCAGCGCCTTCCGACTGCGGACCAATAAAGCCGATGTTGTCGTCGGCAATGTCGTGCTTGTGAATACCGATAGTGGCTTCGAACGGATCGTTAACCAGGGTGTATTTGTGCGCGCCCAGCGACTTGATGTGCTTGGCACCAATCCAACGGCGCATCTTCGGAAAGTTGTTCAACCAGGTGTAATCGTTCTGGCTGGTTGTGGACGGCACGCGCATGGCGATCTGCTGCCACTTGGACGGGGCCGCTTCAAACGCCTTGTTAAAGGTGGTTTTGATGTTGGTGAAAATAGCACCAAGGGTCTGCTTGTTTACCAGCATGTGAATGCTCCTTTAAAGAGGGTTAATCGGGTTATTCAACCCAAACGCCGTCGGATTCGATCGCCACCACCACACCAGCAGCGGAGCGCGTGGAACTGCCGTCGGTTGCGGCAACGGTTTCGTCGTCGACGATGTAGCAAGGCGTTCCCAGGCTCGCCTGAGTGACGGCATCGGTGCCGGCGTTCTTCCACTTGAACGCTTTGCCACGACGCACCGTCACCAACAGGTCGCCGTCAGCACCGCCGCTGTTGTCGACCTGTTCGTCAAAGCGACCCAAGTAGGTCAGCGTGGTGGCGGTTGCGCCGGGGGTGGCGTAGCCGGTTGCGTTGGCAGTGGCGAGGCCACCGGCATAGCAGACAGCGCCAGACGCAACCGGAACCGCGATCAGTTCGGCGTCTTGCATGGGGGTGTTGCGATCTTTGGTCAGTGCCATGATGGGTTCCTCAGTGGCGAATGGGTGTCAGTACAGGGTTAGCCGCCGTACTTCTGCAGGTCGTCAGCGGAGTTGCCAAACAGCTCGGCAATCTTCTGCTCTTCGGCATTCAGTGCGGTGCTGGTGTCTGCTGGCTTTTTGGTATCCAGCCCGGATGCACCGGCAATGACGGGTGCGCCGTCGATGAACTTGCGGAATTCGTCCAGACCGCCTTCGTGGTTGCAGGCGCGCACGTAGAAATCTTTGGAGGCAGGCGCGATCTTGCCTGCTTCGATGGCGTCGTTGACTTCGGCCTGAATGGCTTGATCACGCTCGGCTTTGGCGTTGTCGGCCAGCTGCTGCTCGGCGTTGGTGGCGCGGTTCAGTACCTGGTCGTAGTCGGCACGGGGTACGTATTGGCTCAGCGATGGCTGCTGCGCATTACGAGCGGTGGCCAGATCGGTGTTGAGCTGCTTGGCGTGGTTGAGCGCCTGATCGGTGGTCAGTGTGTCTGGTTGCTGCCACGCAGCAGCCAGCAGCTTCAGGAATTCTGAAAGTTCCATGGTGGTCTCCGGGGGTGAGTGATTCAGGGATTGCTGGGCGTTGAGTGCGGTCAACAGCAGGTTTGGTCGGTTAGTGAGGCCAGCCGATACAAAGCGCACTACGCGGCCGGTGGCTTGCTCGTAATCGAACACAGGAGAAAAGTATTTGTACTGGCCAGAGGCAACGTCAGCACGGCCTGCGGCGTTCCAGGACACATGACCCCAGATCTCGCCATTGCGGGATTCGAGCTGGTCAATCCAGCCAGCGGCCGGTGCTTTTTCGCCTTTTGGGATTTTCAGCTGAGTGCTGTGCTCCCAGTCGAGCGGTTTGTCGCGGCCATCAAGACTCACAGCCAGCACCTGATCGGGTTGGTCGTTGATCCAGGCGCGCTGGTCAAAGCCCTGGAATTCACCCGCCGGAATCAGCTTGATCCAATCGGGTACGGTGCCATCGGCAGGCAGCTCGAAACAAAGCGCGGTTAGCAGCTCGGTTTGGCTGGCTTGGCAAAGTGCTGTGCGGAGTGCGTTTGAAGTAGTCATGGGGCCATGATGGCCCCAGAATCAGAAGGGGTGGTTTAACGCGGGTTGGAGGTTTTTCTGGCTGGCAGCTCAGGAATAAATATCGTTTGAGAATGCTCTGATGTTGTCACACGAAGTTCTGAGCAGATCAAGTACATCGATATCAGTGCCTTTTACTACGAATTTCACCCATTCATACTTTCTGGCCACAGGAACTGAGTGGCCTTCTTGCAAATCACTCACAGAAGTTTCTGCATCCAATTTGTAGCCTTCGGGCAACTTTTTCCCATTAATAATTGCCCCGCCGAGATATATCGTACCGCTACCGCTGACAGCTGCAGCTCCATTTCCCAATACTGTCATAGAGCCAGGGCTATTCTGTCGATTCTGTTCTTGCAGGTCTTTGTGCTTGTTGTCATTGGTCAGCCTACAAAGCTGCAATAACCACTTTGAGCCACACTGATGTGGCTGTATTGATTCAACCTTGGCTTTTAGCCTGTCATCCAGGCCGGGCAGTCTTTTATTCAAAGCACTAATAAACGTTGACTTATTTTTGCCGTATGGGAAATAAACATCTCTAGTAGATCTTGATGGTGCTGTTTGCTCAAATAAATCCATTGCAATGTAGTCTAAGCAACTTCGCAATTGCTCCAGACAGCTCTTCACCTTGGGCCTTGCTACTTTGGATATTTCTTCCCTTTCGGTTGCTTCTTCATAAACCGAGTGAATACTGGCCAGCAGCTCATCAACATCGTCCAATAACTCGTTAACACTTGATTCTCTTGTCATGCACAGACTCCTTGAGACTACTCTGCCACCGACGCCACCTAGGCGCCGTTTAAAAGGCGTTTAAAACACCACTCAGCAAGTTTTTATCATTTATCCAAGCCTCCACCAAGAAAATCAATCAGATCTACTCACAACGCCGAATATTAGCCTTCCACCTCTGACTTCCCTCCATCCCTGATCCACTGATCAATCTCTTGTTGATGCTCTTCAGGACCAGACGCATGACTGATGCCAGGCAGATCATTCAGATCCTTCACCAAACTGTCTTCGATACCGAGTTCGGACAACTGCTGCAATTCGGCTGGCGTAAGTTCGCGGGCTTGGGTTGTTGCACGCTTCTGCCCAGCATTCGGCGATGAACTCTTTGATGTTGGTGTCGGCATATCTTGAAACCTCTGTCGCCATGCCCGCATCGCGAGCTTGCTTGAATAACGTTTGAACTTCGGGGTCGTCGCGCAGCTTTAGCAGGTCGTCGATCTGGTGCGCTAATTCATGGTCAACCACGCTGCGGATGGTGTTGCAACCCACAGGGTGGAATCGTGCGGACATGTCATTCTGCAGTTGCTCTTTCCAGAATGCCGGATCTTTCCCCCATACCTTGTTTACTGTAACGCCAGCAACATCGGGTTGCGACCAGGAATGGGCATAGGTTCGGCTGGATACCTTGGGCTTTTTGACCGATCGCTTGGCCCATGTTCGTGCCAGATCTTCATCCAGACCTTTTTCGACCGCGCGTTGCACTGCACGCTCCACCTGAATTTGATGGTAGCGGGCAAATTGCCCCTGACCGGTGCCGACAAACTTTTGGTTGTCACGCAAGGCTGGGAACTCCTGCAGGTGATCCCACAAGGATTCGTTCCAGGCATTGGCAACTTCTGGTTTGACTCCAGCATAGTCGGCAACGTCGGCCAGGTTGGCTTCAACGGCCCATTGCGCGGCTGCCTTGGTGGTTTTTTGGGGTTTGAACTCAGGCTTGGGCACAGGTACATCCAGTGCCTTATCCATCGCCTGCTGACTGCGCTGCTCGTTGTCTGCCAACGCCTTGCTCTGGTGCATGCCGGGGTTGTGGTCCCAACCGGGGTCGATGCCTTTGGGCACTTGCAGCACTTCGCCCGTGCGGCCGTTGGTCCATTCTTTGGTGGTTATTTTGGGTGCTGTGGTCAGGTAGTTTCCTGACGCTTTCAGGCGGTCGTATTCGCGTTTGGACACTTGGCGGATGCGGCACTTACAGCCCCAGCCATTGGGCGGGTAATGGGTTTGCCACCATGGGTCGTCCGCTGGTAACAGAATACCTGCCCAGGATACGTGCTCGCGTCGGTGTTGTTCAGACGGCCCCAGCTCGTACACCAAGTACGGCATGGCGCGCTTGCTGCGTTGGATGCGTTGCCACTGGCCAGCCGCACGAGCGGTGCGCAGGTTGGTGTTGTAGATGGTTTTAAGCCGGCGCGGGCTGCCAAGCTGCACCTCACGGATTTCACCCGTGACCGGGTCGGTCATTTCCTGCTTGCCCCACCATCCCAAACGCTCCAATTCTGGCTGCAGCTCTTTTTTCCATTGGGCGAAGGTTTTGCCGTTGGCCAATGCGCCGTCCAGCGATTCACGAATACTGGTGAGCACGTCCATCTTCATGGCCTTGGCCACGGTAAAGGCGTGGCTGTGTTGCTCTTTCCACACTTCGCGATGATCAAACGCTGGCTTAAACCCTTTGGCACGGAACCATGCCTGCGCCTCTTTGGGGGGCGTGGCGCTGAAGCGATAGCTGGCCATCAGTCGTTGGCTCCTTCACCCGCGCCGTTTGCAAGATACAGCTGCCGCGCCAGCTTGCTGACCAGATCGCTGTCGTCCATTTCATCCAGCAGGTCTTGCAGGCCTGCGGCAAAGTCTTCGGCCGTGTCGACCAACTCCAGCAAGTCGCGGATCGGTTGCAGTACCGGGTCCATTTGCTGTTGCCAACTGGCCAAGCCGTCTTGCTCCAGTTCGTCCAGCGATCGTTCTACGGCGGGTTGCTCGCGGTTCATTGCTGTTCCATGGCAGTGGCCGCACTGGCACGACTGCTGGCTGTTCAATGCGGACGTGGTTGGCGGTTGCGACTGCTGTGGCATGGCCAGCAGCTCGGCCCCTTCTTCGGGATCTGGCAGGCCCAGTCGATCGCGCATGACGCTGGCTTCTACTTTTAGCCCCAGCGGCACCAGCTCTTTCACGTTTTGCACCAGTGCGGTGGTGTCTTCGCTTTCAACCACCTGGAACTCAACCCGTGGGTATTGCTCTTGCGGGCCGAAGTTGAGGTCCACGAACGAGCGTACCAGGTGTTTGTTGATGGTGTTGCTGAGCTGACGAGCATCAGCCTTGAGGATGTCGTTTCGCACTTCGTCCTGGGCATCTTCGTTGCCCAGGCGGCCGGGTGTGCCTTCGGTCGTTGCTGTTTGCCCCAGGACGGCCTTGGAAACCTGTTTATCCAGCCACTCGGCAAGGTTCTTGAACAGGTCCGCGCCGCCGGTGCTGTTGCCGGGGGATTCAAAATCAATCCGCATGGTGTCGGGGATGGCAGCAGCGGCATCGGTGCCGATGTTGGCAATGGCGTTCACCAGCGTGTTGATGTCGGACTGGGTGGCGTTGGGGTTGTAGCGGCCCACGCGCAGCGGCATGCCAAACACTTCGGCAAACGCCAGCCAGTCTGTCAGCGAGTAGCTTTTGCACATATAAGACACCGCGACCAGGCGGGCCAAACCGCCACGGATCGGCAGGCCCGTTTTCAAGCGCGGCTTATGCACGATGAACTTGTGCGGTGGCAACGGCAGACCATTGAGCATGTTGGCTTCGTCTTTGATGCGCAGCTGCTTGCCGGTGATGCGGTCGAAACGAAAGAAGCGCGGGTCGCGGTGTTCGTAACCTTCCACCTCTTGCCATTCACCGTCGACCTTTTCGTTGCGGGTGCGTGGCTCCCACGGCTGATGCTTGGTGTCCCAGTTCATTTCGACCGCCGAGAATCCTTTGCCTAGCGCGTCCAGCAGGTCGTCGGCCATGTCGTGGAATTCAGGACGGCGGATCAGTACGCGCACGGCGTCCGCGATTTCCTGATCTCTGGCATCGTCGGTTGCGGCTTCGACCATGGTGGGCAAGCCGCTGACGGCCCGCTTGCGGGTACCCAGCACACTGGCGTAGTGCGGATCGCGTTCTTCGATTTCTTCAGCCAACGTTAAATAGGCATCGGCGTCGCCTTCGGCGGCATCGCGCAGTATGGCGGCCAGTCGTTCAGGGCTGAGCCATTCGGCCTGGGTTCCGAAGTTCCAGATGTTGCGAATGCCGGTCATGCTGGGGGCAGCAACCTGACGGCTGAGTTCGGCTTTTTTGAAGGGCTGACCGTTGTGGTCAAGGATGGTGGCGTCAGCCATATACGGCCTCTTTAATGGGTGTTAAAGGGCGGCTTACAGGCAGCCGCGACGGAAGCCGCCAGTGGTTTTAATCTGGCGCTGATGTTGGTCGGGTTGTTGGTTGGTGGCCTTGGGCACGGCGTGGTAGCCGAAGTGCTCCATTTCCATGGTGGTGGCGTAGTACGCCAACGCTAATGCGATGGCGGCGTCACCGTGGCGCTCTTTCTTGTCGTCGGTTTTGCCTTCGGGGATTTTCGGAATGCCCTTGATGACTTGGATGGCGCGCATGTCGGACAGCACATCGGCATCGCGTGGGATGCGAATGGTTTGGTCTTCAAAGGCGGCCTTGAAGCGGGGCATGTTGTCGAGGTACCAGCTTTGGCTGAGCATCACGGCTTCGATGCGGCCTGAGCCATATCGGTAGCGGGTTTGCTCGGCCAGATATTGGCCATTGCCTCGGGCATCCAGTGCGCCTGCCATGAAACGCGGCAAGCGATCGCACAGGTAGTTAACGACTTGCTCTTGCTGTTTGAACGGCACGTTCTTGAGTTCCACCAGAAACGGCACATGCCGCTCTAGCTGCTGGGTCAGTTCCATGGGGGCCAGCACGGTGAAGTCGCCGCTGCGGGCAAAGTCTTCCCCGAAAGCGTGCTGGCTTTTGGGGTTGAGGGTTTGCAGCAGTGGCAGCAGGTGTTCTTCGCACCAGTCGCGCATCTCGGCTTCGCGCAGGTGTTCGGGCCAGCCGTTGAACTCAGCAGAACCTTCAAACCGAATCACCGGGGCTGTGTGCATACAGGCTTCAATCTGGGCACGACTGATGTAGGCACCTCCACCGGCTTTGGGTACGCAGTAGTATTCTTCTAACGCATCGTCTTCGCTGGCGGTGGCGCGCAGCAAGTCTGCCGTCCATTTGTCTTCAGCAGCCTGACTCCACGGCTGACCAATACGTTGACAGATACGTTTATAGAGGCCTTCGCGGCAAGCATCGTCCAGCGTAATGCGGTGGATGCTGTAGTCTTTTTTGCCTGCTCGGCTGTCGTTGATCAGCTCGTTAAACAGGTTTTCAGTGCCGTTGTGTGTGCTGATCAGCCGGACTTTCGCGCCCCACATGGTGAGTGCCAGAGCGGCTTTGAGCACTTCGGCCAGGCGTTCGTGGAATGCGGCTTCGTCAATCGTGACGTTGCCTTGCATGCCGCGCAGGTTGCTTGGATTGCTGGACAGCGCCTGCACTTTGAAGCCGCTAGCAAAATGGACGACAAAGGTAAGGATCTCTTTGCCATCCTTACCGTCTTCAATAAACAGCTCTTCCTGAATGTCGCCCGCTGCCTTATTAAAGGCTTTGGCCCACATGGCAACGGCGTCGATAAATTCGCGGGCCATCTCTTTGTTGGAGCCCACGTAAAAATGGTTGGTGCCCCCAGCGCTTTTGGCAGCGCTGGCGGTCAAACAGGCGTCGGCGGCTTCGGCCCAGGTGATGCCTGTCCGGCGGGATTTTTCGGCGATTTTGAGTGGCGACTCGTCAGCGATCCAGCGTTTCTGGTAGCCCAGCAGCAGCTCGTTTTCGTCGTAGGGGATATAGGCGGGAGCGTTCATTTTCGGAGCAAACCGTTAAACAATCCGGCAAGTGCGATACCAAATCCAATATGGAACATGCCATCGGAAAGGTGCTTAGCAGCCACCACCAAATCAGCTGAACAAAGGGTCGGAATATCCATCACGCAATCCCCAGAATGTCGTTCTTGATGGTTGTCACGGCTTCGCGCGTCAGACCTGCTGCCGTAGCGACTTTTTCTGCCGCGCTGGCGGCTTCTTCGGCAAAGGCTTTGCGGATCTCTTTTTCACGTTTGAGGCTGTCCATGCTGGCCTTCTCCAGCCGCTGAACCGTCAGCGCGAGTTCCTTAATCAGCCCCAAGCTGGCCGGGTCTTCTTCGTCCAGCGCAGCTTCGGCCACATCGAATGCCATGGTCTGGGTCATTTGAATCAATAACTTGCCAATATCGCCGGTGGGCTTTTCGCCCAGCTTGGCCACCCACGCGTTGGCGGTGGCCTGACGCTCCTGCATTTTCTTGCCGATCTTGGCCATCTTGGTGGCGTAGCGGTTCAGGCCGGAACGGCTGATCTGGTCGGATTCGTCAACGCCAATGTCGGTCAGCTGGCGGTTAACTTCTGCCAGAATGTCGTCTTGGCTGTTGGCCGGATCGCGCAGCGCGGCATCCAGAAATGCGCGCACCTGGTCTGGCAGCTGGTCGATTTTGGACGGGCGGCCTCGGGTGGTTTTTTCTGCCATGCTCAGGCTCCCGGACGCGGTACGCCCACGCCCGGCACGCGGGCACGGCCTTGAGCTACGTCGATACCACGGCCGGTAATGGTGGCCACGTCGGTCGACATCACGCTGTCGAGTGAGATCAGGCCTTGCTCTTCCAGCCAATACAGGTGGGTTTTCACCACGTCGCGACTCACTTTATGGCCGTACGCGTCCAGCATCTTGTTGATGATGGAATCGTTGGCGGTGCCGTTTACGTCGTTGAGGCTGCGCAGAATCACCAGACGCTGGTCTTGATTGAGGATGTCTTGGTAAGCCATCAGTTGCTCCGGTTCAGCAGGTGTTCCTGGATTAATCCCAGATTGCGGTTCATTTGTGCCAGCTGGCCTTCGACTCCGTTGACGCTGTTGCCGATCTGGGCCACGCGATCGCTCAGGCGGTCGAAGTCTGCGCGTGATGGCGCGTGTTCAACGTCTTTTTCAATACGGATTAAACGGTCGTCGATGTCATCGATGTCGCTTTTGGTGGCCCGCTGTCGTTGCGACAGCCATACATAAACAGCGATCAAAAAGGTCACAGTCGCGTTGAAAACGGCAAACCAGAACTGCAGTGCCTGGTAGTTGATTTCGGATTCCATCGGCACTCCTAGCAGTGGTTCTGTAGTTCGCACAGCTGCTGACAGTCGATACAACGAGCCGCAGCAGGTTTGGCCGCCAGGCGTTTGATGGAAACGGGCTCTGCGCAGTCGATGCAGAGCACAACGCCGTTTTCGATCCACTGGTCGGGTTCGTGTTGGCGAGCGGCATGGTTGCGCAATGCACGCTCGCGGTCTTGCTGTTCCAGTTCCTTGGCTTCATCCAGGGGGCTCATCAGAGATCCTTGTTGGCCTTGGCGGCGGTTTGCGGTTTGCGGTTGATGGCCTTCTGATACTCCTTGGCTTTGGCCAGTCGCTTTTCTTCCAGCATGCTGGCGATCAGCTCGACGGTTTCATCAACCACGTCGTTGGTGCTGAGGCGCTGAATCCAACGCAAAAAGCTGATCATCAGGCGGGTAAGCAATCGCTCCAGCACAACCGCCCATTGGATGCGCCCGAATACGGCCTGCACGGTGTCAATAATCAGATCCTTCGTCAGTGCCGAGAGGATCGGTTTTGCAATGGCGAGTAACCAGTTCATGAAGAAGCCTCCAATACGTGCTTGGTTTTGGGGTTGTAGTCAGCGTTCACCCAGTCGGCCACATCGAAGCCTGGGCAACTCTTCGCTTTGTTGTATTCGCGATGGCCTTTGATGTGCTGGATGCTTAAACCCTGTGCAACAAGACTGGGCATTTGCAGAGCACGCACCAGCGACTCCAGAGCAATCCACTGTTCATTGGTGTACTGGTCGCGGCCGATCAGGCAGATGCCGATGGTGTTGTGATTGTGTCCGGACACATGCGCGCCGGTTTCCAACACAGGACGGCCACAGCGCACCGTGCCATCCACTTCGATTACATAGTGGTAGCCGACGGCGGTCAGGTTTGGCTGGTAGCTTGGCGCGATCGACAGGTCGCGGCGGAAGCCACGCTGACGGTGCCAAAGATCAATGTCTTCGATGGTGTTTGCGCGGCCGTTGGGCGTATCTGCGCAGTGAATAACGATGGTGTTGATTTGCGATGGCTCGCGGCGGATACCCATTACATGCTCCTGACCTCGGTCTGTTTGTGATGGAAAACAGTGATGAAGTCAGGGTATGGGGTTGTGCTGTCGGGCTGGTTTAACGTGGGTTTTAGAAGTAATTGGCTAGTTGGACGACAGTATTTGAAGCACGTTGCCATCCATATCAACAGATGCTGCGAGTTTGTGCAGTGTTGGTGCTCCAAATCCGTTTGTTGCTCGGTAATCCATGATTATGATGAGATTGCTGCCTTGGTCGGAGTATGTCGTTTTTACATGCTCGAAACCGTCCGGGTTATTAAGAGCCGCTTTTAGCATGGTCACAAGGTTTTTGTGTGATCCATCCCATGATGAAAACTGACTTTTGACTCTTTGGATATGTTGTTCTTCTGGAGCTTCAGAAAAGGCAACGGTTTTATTAAGGACAACGTAACCACCTGAAGATATTTCTTTCTCGCTCAAGGCACAGAGTTTTTGACAGGGTGTTTTTGAGACAGTCATCCCCTGGTTTCCGTTCAGGCTCAAATCAACATAACAGGTGTGACCATTGGCGCGGTATGAATTCGGAATTAGCGCTGGTGACTCTTTGAGGTGGAGCTCCAGCTGTAACTGCCTTTTCCAGCCCTTGTCCTTGAGCATCGACTGGACCGTGTCGCCAACTGTGATCTTGGTAGATTCTACATCTCCCCAGTAGGCAACAAATGGACTGCACTGGCGGACAAATCCATCCAGCGCTTTACTGACTGCATTGATGCTGATCTTGCTGTGGTTGCGCTTTTTCAGTTCAGCAACAATGGCTGTTTTGCCATCCCAGTCCGGCTTTTCTTGGTAGGTGGGGTCTTGAAACGATGTGGCAACCCATATTACAGAGAATGTACCGAATATAACCATGGCAACCATGGCTGCAATTTTTTTCATGCGATCCATTTAGAATTCCTTGTCAAAACAAACTCGGCTGCACCTTCGCCTGATGATAAGCCCGTTGTTCCTTGATTACCCGGTACACATGCTGCACCGTGATTCGGTACTTCTGTGCCAGCTCATTCGGCAGGATGCCATGATCAGACCAGTCTTTGTAGAGTGCTTTGTCGCGAATCGCTCTTTCCAATACATCGCCCTTAGGCAAGTAGAAATAGCGGCCACCACAGTAGGCTGCTTGCTCCATAACCATCGCGTAGGTAATGCGGTGAGCTTCGTCTTCTGAGTAGCCCATGCGTCGCAATTTGGCATTCAGCAAGTCGATGATTGCGACCAGGTCACGTGGCCATTTTTTGCGGACTTCGGCGTCTTCCAGGTGGTTGATGGCGTCGTCTGGAATTGGTGCGTCTGGCATCAGGTCGTGCTGGTGTTCAGTATTCATCTCCGAATGCTCCAGTTTTCCATGTATCAATTGGTAATTCATAGTGATCAATGATGCTGTTCAACTTGATCCAATATTTATAGTCTTCGGGCGATTCGAGGATTAAAACAACACCTGCCCGCTTATTCGTTTCCATGGCGTAGCCCAGTGCCTGACCAATCGCTTCTGACCACTTATTGCCGAAGTCGAACTCAATGGCGTGTGTTTGGGTTATACAGTCCACTCTAGTTCTATCTGACTGCACGATTTCTGTCTGACCTTTTGCTTTTGAGCACCAAGACTCTTGATACCATTTCTCGTGGTGCTGCCTGGCCGCATGAGAGTTGGTAGATACGAATAAAAGCGTCGTTACTGCGAGAAGTGTTTTCATTTGAAGTCCTTACCAGCTGGTGTCTTTGAGTCGTTCCACCGACGCTTCGGCAGATCGGTAATTGTTTGCGCTGACGCTGCCACTTACTGCCGGTGCTAGTGGCACAACCGCGCCGGTGTTGCTGGCCACCACGGCTTTTAAGTAGTTGTGGTTTGCCAACGGCTTTACAGTGCCTGCTTCGCGTTTGGTGCGCATGCTTTCCACCGTGCCCTGCAGTGCTGGCAGCAGCATGCGCGGGTCGCCGATCTCCATGGTTTCGTGCAGCAGTTTCAGCGCCCGGTCATTCGAGAGGTCACGATTGGCGCTGCGGAACAGCCCAAGGTAACTTGCCAGCGCGCTCCTGACTGGCACATCGAAGCTGAACAGCAGCTTGGTCAGTTCGCGGCCTGCTTCGTCCTGACACAGCTGCTCCAGTGTCAGTCGTGTGTGGCAGTTTGGGCAGCGGCCTACTTGCATGCGTTGTGCTCCTGGGTAACGTGCTTTTCAGCGCGAGTGCGCCACTTTTTCAGGCTTTCGATGACTGTCCATGCGGTTGCGTCATCACAGAACTGAGGTGCCTCGAACCGGTTCTTACTCATGCGTTTCACGTATTTTCTCAATGCGTCTTCAGAGCCGTCTTTAACAATTCCGCTGTTTGCCATTTCAATCCAAAGCGCGCGGATTTTGTCGCCTTGGGTTGGGCCGCCATGCTCAACACCGTTCTGATCCACGACCCTGCGGCGGCTCGTTGGCCCATTTTTCTTGCTTGGCCGGGTTTTGAATCCCCGGACCTTGAGGGCATCGACAACCTTGTTAAGCTCGTTAAGTGACATATCTGCGCAACTGGCCTTGCCTGTAGCGCCAACCAGTAATGCACGATACGTTTCGTCATCCAGACCCAGCTGCTTTTTGGCGATATGAATCATCGCCTTGGCCTTGCCTTGGGCGGTGGCGCCATTCATCGCACTCATTGATTTTGCTCCTTTTGCATGCGCTTTAAACGGGCGTTAACGGCTTTAATAACCGTCTTCTGCAGGTGCGGCAGCTGCAGTGCCTGCTGACATTGGGCAATGCCAAAACTGCGCACCATGTCCAAACGGTTTTCGGTGCTTTGGGCGACGTAGCCGGTTTTACTGGTGAAAGGGTTCATGCTGCCGCCTCCACATCTACGCCGTTCAGTTTCAGCAGTTGCAGGTTCTCCAGCTTTTTGAACTGACGCACCAAGCTGGCAGCAGTGTTGAACGTCGGGTCAAACCATTCGAAGGTTTTATCCAAATTACTGAAGGTTTGGCGAGCACCGCGTTTACCAAAGGTCTTTTCGATTTTGGCCTTCTTGGCCGGGCTGTATGCGGCTTTACTGCGTTTGCGCCAAATTTTTTCAACCAGTGGGTCATAGTGGTCTGAGTCGGGCAAGCCTTTGCCGGGCTGGATGGTACCGTTCAGGTATACGGCCAGGGCGGTTTTGTTCTCGCTAACACTAACGCGCTGCACGCTGATTTCATCATCGCCCCAGCGGAACTGGACGCTGACAAACGAGCGCGCCAGTTTTTCCTGAATGTCTTTCCATTGGTCATTGCTGATCATGTTCGTGCTCTAATTTGATCAGCCGCTTTTCAATCGCGGCTTTGACAACCGGCTGCAGATCGGTGAGCTGCAGCGCCTGTTTCAGTTGCTCTGCGGTAAATTCCTGCACCAGCCAGAGCCGGGCCGCAGGGTCGCGGGCTGGGTGGCCGGTGTTGGGGTAGTGAAAACCGTCAAAGCTGGCTTTTTGCGGCTGCGATGGCTGCGGCTGGCAGTTGTTCCCAGCGCTGGATGTTGACGGCGACTTCATCGGCATAGGCCCACGCTTGCATGGTTTGGGACAGCTTTGGGAACAGCTCGCTGGCAACCAGCCCCTCAAGGGTGTGGGTCAACTGTTTGCCATTAATGCCGTACAGCTCGCGTGAACCTGGACGCAGCTGAATTTCCATCGGCTGACCGTTGATAACCAGCTGGCCTTCGTAGCTGCTGGCAAAGCGAAAACGGATGTCCATTACTGGCCTTTTGTCCATGGCTACTTCATAGGCTTTTTCCAGTGCGGCGATCAGCGCTGGAATGCGATCCACATCGACATCGACCAAGTCCTCGTTGATGTCTACTTGCACTGTGTCGCAGTCAGCAAAGTTGGCGTAACAGGGGCGGACGCTCAGCCAGTCATCCAGAGTGATGACCTCGTCTTTTGGATTTGAGTCATAGATGATGGTTGTCATTGTTAATCCTCAATCACGTTCAGGTTCAGAATGTAGTCGGGCTGGATCAAATCCAGGGCAAAGTTGACCCCAAGGGTCAGGCTGAAGCCGATAAACTCGGTGACGATGAAAAGCACATAGGCTTTCCATACGCACTGCCACAGAAAGGCCAAGGCGTTATATGCTGTGCCGCTCATGCCGCACCTCGCACGCTGGCCAGATCCAACGGGATCTGCTGATAGCGATCGCTATCGCCAATGCGTTCGTACACGCGCACATAAACCGTTGAACCAGAGACCCGGATGGAGTCCTTCAGGGCGGCGGTTGCGAGTTGCCAGTCTCGGTCGTCAATCTCCAGCTGCAGCAGTCCCAGCAGTTCGGCGGTTTTGATCTGGCCAGATCGGGTGGTTCTGAAGGCCCGGTCGACCAGTGCGCGAACGTTCACGTCGGCGTTTTCAGTCCATTTATCCAGGCATACAGCAAACAGCTCTTTTGCTGCCTCCAGTTCCTCACTGAAGTGGATCTGTTCGGCAAACACGCGCTGGATCTTGTACTGGCCGTTATAGCTGGCAAGGGATACGTTGCCCTTCTTACCGCCCAGGGTGACTTCGTACTTGTCGGCGGCGATTTGCAGCAGGTCGGCAATGTCGGCCAGTGCCTTGCGTTTGAACTCGGTCAGCTGCTGGCTGATGGCCTTGGCCTGATCAACAAGATCGCTGACGCATTGGTCACGCAGCTTGTCTTGTTCTTTTACCTGGTCTTCCGGTACCAGACGGCCGCGAGCGTCTTGCATGTAACCAGCGGGAATGGGTTGTACTGCAGTCATAGTGTTGTCCTTTGTATGAATCATTGGTTGATCTCCCATTCGATCCGGCAGCCCGCCAAAATGGCGCACATGGTTTTAACCCGGTCGCGGTTGGCGTTGGTGCGGGTTTGTGCCCAGCTCCCGCCAATCGCTTTCAACTTGGCGCTGCTGCGAACGTGTAACACGGGCACGGCCAGTGTCAGGTTGGCTTCCAGCACTTCCACGCCCATATCGTTCAGCGCAGATAACGCATTAGCCGCGCCAATCAGTTTGATGCCCAGATGCCGGTTTCCGGCTGGTAGTGTTTCTGCTTGGTGGTTCATGTCACTTTCTCTCCGCGTAGCCACAGGTTTTGCAGGCGCGGTACAGCTGCACTCGCAATGGGTTGTGTGTGGTGATGCCGTCGCGCTGGTAGCGCTGGCAGTTGTCCAGTTCCAGTTCGCCCAAAATTGGGCAGGTCACGGTGTCGCCCAGGTATTGGCCCCGAACGAGTTTTTCAATCCGGCTTAAATCGCCTGGGTATTTGCCATTCAACACTTGGCTGACCAGTGTTCCAGACACTTCCAGCTCACGGGCGACCTGTGCCTGGGAACGGGACAAACACTGGTTGCGCAGCTCGGTCAGCCAGCGCGGTTCGTCTATGCTGAGTGCGTCTGTCAGTTCGATGGCGTCCATCAACAGGCCTCCTGTTCTTCGTCGGCAGACCAAACGATCTCGCCGGTGTTGGCATCAAACACCTGGTCGATCGTTTGAATGATTGGCGGTAGCGGGCCGGTGTAGCGCTGCTGCACAAAGCGGTATACGGTCAGCGACTTTTTATGCACTGGCGGCTGTGCAATCACGACGTAGCCTGCGCGCTCCAAATAACGGCAAAAGCGTTTGGCTTCGGAGTCGCTGACAGCAACGTCGTCAGTGCGGGCGGTTGATGCCAGCTCGCGGCTGGTGAACGTGCCCAGCGTGCGCATCGAGCGCCACAGGTTTTCCCTTACACGGCCCAACTTGCTTGGCTTGCCGGTGTTGGTAAGGCGCGGGGCTTCGCGGCCGGTGTTGCGTGCCAGCTGGTAGGTGTAGCGCTTGTGGTTGCGTGGCAGCGCTTCTTCTGCCGCGACGGTCACGAATCCGCCCAGCTTCAGCTTGTGCAGGTAGGCATGCACGCTGGCGTCGGTGACGGTTTGGCCCGCTCGCTTGCTGGTCTGGATGATCAGATCCGCTTCGGTGAACTCTCGCAGTGCGCGCACGGTGTCCCAGATCGTCTGCTGAATTCGGATCTCTTTAGCGTGGGCAAAGCTGCTCATGCGCGCCCCCGTGGTGCTTGGCCGGTGAACAGTGGCTGGTCGAAGTTCGCGATGGTGACGCGGTCGGTGCCGTTGTCCGCCGCCCAGTTGCGGATATTCTCCAGATTGACGCAGATCCGGCGGGTAACCCCCTTGGTGGCGTCCAGCAGGTTCAGCAGCAGTTGTTCGTCAATGTCCACATCGCGGGCATAGATGCTGGCCAGTTGCAGCACATCGTTCATTTGGCACGGCTGCGCGGGCTCCCAACGCAGAATGCGGTTATGGATCTTTTCAAAGTGGCTCAGCTTGGCGGGCAGTCGTTCTTCGCCAATCAGCAGGATGCTGGCCTGTGAGCCTTCGTACAGGTCCATCGCCATCATTACGTGCGACTTGCTGTCGGCCAGCCAGTCGGCCTCGTCGATGATCAAGGGGCGTCCGGATTGCATCAGTTCTTCACAGGCTTGCTCGGTCATGGAGGCGAGGTTTTTGGATGGCAGAATGCCCATCTCCTTCAGGATGGCTTCCAAAAACGCGCGGCGTGTCCAGGTGCTTTTGCACTGCACGTAATACGCGCGGTGGGCGTTGGCCACGTAGCTGGCGGCAAAGCTCTTGCCGTAGCCAGACGGACCATGCAGTACACCCAGACCGGGCAGTGATGGGCTGCGTTCCTGCAGTTGCATCATTGCGCGATTGGCCAGTGCGACGTTGGTGATACCTGCAATATTCGACATAGTCGTTCCTTCCTTTATTGGGTGTTTAAACTGCGTTAATCGTTACTTGCGGCCGGTCAACGGCAGGCCGCCGGTGCGCATCTGGTGCAGGTCGCGGCCTGTTTTGAATGCGCTGCTGTTTTTGAAGCGGTTGAACCAGTTCGCCTCGGCTTCGGTGGCTTCGCCGTCATCGATGCGCTGGCTGATGTCCAGGGCAAACAGATAACGTTCGGCGTAGTCGGTTGGCGGTGTGATGGCCGGGGCTTTGAACTCAGGACGAATCACCTGCGCGGCTGGCTTGGCAGGTGCCTCAGTTACTGGCAGAGCTGGCAGATCGGCCGCTGGTTGCTGGGCAGTCAGTGCTGCTTTGGCGGCCTCAATGCCTGCGCTGGTGTGTTCCTGTTCTGGGCGTGGGAAGTGGCGCACTTTCTCGGCACGTTCTTCGGCCGCACGGTGTTCCAGGATCTGCTGTGCCACGTCGCGCTTGGTGACTTTGCGGGCAGCAGCTTTCAGGCGGCGACGCTCTTCTTGAATCGCTTCCTTCTGGATAGCCTTGGCTTTGGTGCCAACTTCTTCGCGGCTGATGCCGGTGATCTCAGGATCTTCAGCGGTGCAGAGATAGTCACCGTCGATGCTGTACACGTACACACGGCCCATATCCGCTTCGTCGTAGAACACGTTCACCTGCTCGCCGGTGTGGGCAGCCAGCTCTGCGTGGATGTAGATGCCGCCGTCGATCTTGAGTCCTTTTTTGGTGATGGTGCGGGTACCGGCAGGCTCGCTCAGCAGTACGTCCAGCAGGCGTTCGTCGTTGATGGTGCGAATGTTTCCGGCGTAGCTGGCCACGCGGGCGGCTGGGGATTCGCCCAGGCTGCTGTGACGGCGCGGGTGGTATTCGTGCTCCAGCCAGTCGTTGCAGAATTGCTGCAGCTCGGCGGAACTCATTTTCACTTCAATCAGCTCGTCTTTCTGAAACAGGCGATCGCTGAATGATCTGCGGCTTTCGATGGCTTGGCGCTCGGTGATGTTGTGGCCAATGTAGCCCGGCAGAAGCTCGGCGATGTCGTGCGAGAACGTTTTGAATACGCGTTCAATGTGAGGCTTTTTCCAGCCCTGAAACGGTGGGCAGAATTCCTGCTCAACGCCCAGCGAGCGGAATACCTGCTGGATGTATTTTGATTTGTAATCCGCGCCGTTGTCCGTCTTGGCGGTTTCTGGCACGCCCCAGCTCAGCAGGCAGCGGCGGATAACCTGGGCAACGCCCTTGCTGTTGGATGTTGGCATCACAACGAACAGGGTGCGGCGGCTGTAAACGTCAATCGCTCCCAGAATGGAGTGACGACCGTCGGTTAGCATCAGGTCGGCTGGCGTGCTGTCGAATTCCCACAGCTGGTTCAGGGCGTGGACGTGTTCAGAGGCAGAACCTTGCGCATCCATATATTTGTTCTTCCACGCGTCCGGGTTGGTGACGGCGGTAAATACGGCGCGGTTGTCGCTTTTCCATTTGCTGATCCACTCGGCCAGACGGCGCTCGGATGGCAAGGTGACTTCGGTGCCAGCGAATTCAGCGCGCAGGGCCTTAACCAAGGTGGTGATCTTGATGTGTGGGCGGTCAACCACCATGCCCACGATGTACTCGCGCAGTGCTGGCTGGCTGTCGATCACGCCGGTACCGCGACGGCCTTTGCCGGTGTCGCCTGCCAGTGCGTCGATGCCGCTGTCGTTGATCTTCTTTTCCCAAAGGTACAGGGATGGTCGGCTGCACTTGGGTTCAATCTCGCGCACCCATGCTTCAACGGCGATTTCTTCCGCTTTGTAGAGGGTGCTGAATTCGGTGTATGCCTTGCCCTTTGGCAGTCCGCTGGCGCGGTGGAATTCCTGCGCGGCGTGCAAAATCGCCAGCTTTGCGTCGACTTTCTTCTTTTGGCCATCGGACAGTTTTTTGTAACGGTTCAGCGCCTGCTCGCGTTGCAGCTGGGCTGCGGCTTTGGCGTTGTCGTCGTCCAGTAAAACCGGATTCGCACGGCTGGCGGCTGCGGCCTTTTTGGCCATGCTGATGCGTAGGGCACGCTGGCTTTCTGCAGGCAGGTTACTGATGTGGTATTCGTTGCCTTTGCCGACGGCTTTCGGCCGTGACTGCCAGCTTTCGGCTTTCGCCTTAATTTGTATGGCCCGCTCGGTACCTGGAAGCCCGGAAATACCGGCCAGATCCTTGGGGGTAAACCAGTCGTTCATTGGTCGTCTCCAAACAGTTCCAGCTCAGGTGCGCACATGCGTTCAACGCGTGTGTGGTGGCTGGCAACATCGCCCATCAAACGGGTCAGTTCGGCCATGGCGGCTTCGCCTTCTTCGTCGCCCTGATAAAAGGCAGCAAGAACGGCAACGGCAGCACTGAAAGAGCCGTGCAGCGCCATCAGGTCTTCGGATTTTGCTGGCTTGGAGTTGGGCATTGGCACCAGAAGTTGGTGTGAGCTGGCGGCCAGGTATTGGGTGACGAAGCTCTGGCCGCATGCGTGTTCAAATGGACGGATCATCAGTGCAGGCATGCGAGCCTCTTCCAGCCATTTGTAAAGTGTGTAGTGATTCGGCAGACCCATCAGGTCCGCGATGCGCTCGACAGACAGGCTCTTAACCTGCTTTGCGTGCTCAACGCACAATTCCATGCCGTGCTTGAGCGACCGAGGTTGTTGCCGTTTCCAATTCCGCTTTGCCATTGCTACTACCTGCGAGTTGGGGTTCTAAATAAAAAGTGGTTTTGCCTCTATCGGCGGGATTTCGCTCTGCCTATGCTGATTTCAGCCAAACAAGACAGAGGTCGCGCAACTTATGACGCATTTCGGTAAACTTCCGCGCAGGTGCTGCTCGGACGAATTCGGGTAGGCTCCTGATAACGACTCGGCCAGATGACATCTGGCGTGGTGCCCAGAAACTCAGCGATGATGCTTTCAACCTTCGGATACTTGAGGTTGAACACATTGCTGAAGGTGCGCGGGTTGTAACCATTGGCGCGAGCCAAATCGGCCATGGTTACGCTGCGCTTGCGGATTGCTGCTTTGATGTCTTCCTTGTGCCAGTCGGCTGGTGAGCGGTTCTCGGACTTGCTCATTTTTTTCGCCCTCTTACTAATGACTTCGGTTAAGCGTTGTTACTTGTCGGTACTGCTTAACGGTAGGGCTAAGTTAGCGAGATTTCGCCAATCGGTAAAGCGAAAATTCGCTTTTCGTTTTCATTTTTCGGTTTTATTTCGCGATAAATCCGTAATTCATTGATTTAAAAGATAATTTTTAAAAGCGAAAAGTCGCCATTGCTTAACCTTAAATTTCGGATTCGCCATGAACAAAAACGAAGAACTCGATGCACTTGCATTACGAATAAAGGAGTGCGCGAATATTTGCGGGGGTATAGGAAAACTTTCGCTCACATCTGGAGTGCCGAGACGAACCATCGACTACTACATATCAGAAGGAACTGAGCCAAAGTGGTCCAACCTGGTATTGATTGCCAATGCAGCTGGCGTCAATCACGAATGGTTGATGGTGGGCACAGGGCCAAAGTTGCGCGGTGACTACCAGTCTGGGGTCGATTGCGTCAAAGAAGAGGAACCCGCGCCGTACGCAGCAGACATCGCTGACGAATACGCGCTGATCCCAGGTTACAGCATCCAGGTAAGCGCAGGACCAGGGGCGCTTGCTGGTAGTGAGGATGTATCGCGCAAGCTGGCATTTCGCCGCAAGTGGCTGAATTACAAGGGATTGCACGAAAAGGATCTGGTCGTGGTGTTCGCAAAGGGCGACTCTATGGAGCCAACGATTAGCGACAACAACACCATCATGGTCGACACAAGCGACAGAAGCCCGCAGGACGGCCGCATGTATGTGATTCGCGTCGATGGCCACTTGGTGGTAAAGCGGACGTCGCTCGTTCCAGGGCAAGGCGTCCTGCTAATCAGCGACAACAAAGATTATCCACCCAACCTGGTGAAGTTCGACGGCAACATGCCGGATCTCGAAGTGATTGGTCGGGTTGTGTGGGTTGGCAAGGATTACTGA